TTTCAGTATCATTTTTTTTCTCCTTCTTAGGGTTTAGCAGGGATGATATTTCCTGTGATATTCTTAAATAGGCATGTGCCTGTCCCATCATATACTTGTATTTTTCCATATTGTCAATACCTCCAGCGATCATACTATCACCGATAGATTGATAAGATTCTTTAAGATGTTTTTGTAGTTTATTTAATATTATTAATTCTTCGTTTTGCATTTTTCTTTCTCCTTTTATTTAATAAATTAACTCTTGAATGCCAACACCATTCAGTCATTCTTATAGCACCTGTTTCGACAAATGCAACGGCATCGTCTAAAAAACCAAAAAATCTATATACTAATCTATCTAACACTTCCACCTTCTTCTAGCCTGACGTAGTCTAGAATTAGGATCTTTTGCAGCCTTAGGAAATTTTTTCATTTGTCCTGCACTTCTTGCACAGTATGACTTTCTACGGTTTGCAGCTTTTGATCCCGGTTTCACTTTACCAGTCACGGCTGTTTTTAATTTAGAACCTGGATTTTCTCTTCGGTATCTAGCAACACCTGCTTTAGTCATACCCGCACCAGATTCAGTTTTTCTAAAATATTTTTTAGTTTTAGGTGGTTGTTTATCTTCTCTTCTCATTATATTTTTTGCATCTCTGGATTAGTAGATAAAATATTTTTTTCTGCTCTAGGTCTTGCAATAGAGTCTTTACTTCTTTTTCTAAGTTGAGCAATAGCAGATTCTTTTAATGCTTTTTCTTTTCTTAATCTTTGTAAATCTTTTTCTAAATTCATTAAATCATACCTTTATAATATTTTCCATAAGATGGATTATTTAAAGTTACTCCACCATAATTAGAATTAATTGCTGGTCCAGTATATCCACCCATAGCTTTTTTAGTTCTTTTTGTAAATGTTGCAACGTTAGTTGGTTTACCGCCCGGGTTACCTGCAGCTCTTTTTCGTTTGACAGCACTCGCCTTTTGAGACTTTGTCATCTGTGTGGCTTTTGCAAGTGGGACGCACTTTGGATATTTTCTCTTGCTCCCTTTGCTTCTTCCGCAAGGTTGATATTTCCCGTCCTTCTTCGGTGCTCCAATGTCTACCCATTTCTCCGATACCCATTTTCTTAAACCACCTTCTGCAAAATTTCTACGCACATCTTTTCCTTCTGGCCATGCCAACCATGTGACCACCATTAGAAGCTTTTTTACGACTACCTTTTTTGCCACCTGGTGTTATTTTACCTGAGCAAACACCTGAAGCATACATATTCGCATAAGCTGAAGGATATACCTTAAACTTTCTTTTTGCTGCTGCTTTTCCTTTTGCACAGAGTTTAGCCATTACGCAATACCCATTGCTTTCTTCATCATTGATTTAGATTTTTTCTTTTTACCTTTAGACATTAAAATTTTCTTTTTTAATTCTGGTGGTAAAGTTTTTTGTGCTTTAGTTAGACCATTGCCGCCGTTACCAAACTTTTTTCTCATTATTTTTTTCCTCCTCTAAATATTTGTGTTCCCTTTATACCATAAATACTCGCCACGACAAGTATCCACAAATTTGTGAACCATGACGGGAGCTGCGAGAACATATCAAAGAATAATTTTACCTTGTCCATCGCTGTTGGGTCTTCCGATACGACTGCCCAAGCAAGCACCAAAACGGGCAAACTTAAAATTATCAAAACGGCCTCGTCCTTCCAGTCCGATTGTCTGGCTTCTAAAAGTTTTCCTTGGTAAGCTTCCTGACCTTGGGCCATTTTTGTAGCGTGCATGAGTTGTGCTTCACTCATTGCCATTTTCGTCTTCTGCTTGTTAGCATAAATCTTACTTCCAGCAGAAACGGCTAATTTAATTGCCGATAACCACATGTTAGATCCATCTAGCTTTTTTAGACTTCTCTTTCAGCATTCTTTTAGTACCTCTTACTTCAACTTCTTCACCTTTTGCGATGTAGTTGAAAGCACCATCAGCTGTTGTCTTAGATCTTGGGTCAATTTCAAGATTCATCTTGTCTTCTGACTTGATCTGAACAATTTTATCTAATTTTTCCATAATTTTTCTCCTTAGTTGTTTTATAGTAACCTTTTTTTAGTATTTTGTCATTCTTATTCGTTTCCACTACGAATAATTTCGACATTTGGCATCATATCTTTTGCATTGGGTAAAGTTTTACTCAAAACAGTTTTTTGAATTGATGTATCAGCTCTTAAATTTGCTAAATCTTCGTTTTGTTCAAGTTTTTCTTCTTGATTTGACTGATTCATCATTGCTTTCATCTTATCAAGATTAATTTTCTCTTGATCTTGCTCTTTTCTACGTTGATTTTCCATTGCTCTAAGGTCTAATTCTCTTGATCTTAGTTTTGCAATAGGATCATTGTCGAATTGTGAAGTAATTTCTTTTTCTTCCTTCATAAATTCTTCCATCATCTCTGCAATCAACTGAGCTTTTCTTGCTTCAATCTTCTGAGTAAGCATTTGAACCTGTTGTTGTAGTGCAGGATTCTGTTGTGCCATTTGTTGCATCTGTTGTAATTGAATTAATTCGTCTCTAAACTCTAATTCAATCTGTTCTTGAGACATTAAACTAATATGTTCAAAAATATTTTTCTCTAAACTTGCCATAATCATAGGATTATTTCTAGCCATGTTTGTTGCCATGAAATTTAAGTGAGCTGTAATGTGAGCTCTATGATCTTGACCAGGAAAAGCTTGAAATTGTCTTCCAGCCAATGCATCAATATGTTCTAATGCTGGATCTTTTGGCATAGGTTGCATTGGTTTAACTAATACTTGATCAATATCTTTTACACCTAATGCTTCATACATATTTCTATATGCATTATATAAATTGTGCATTTGTGGATTTGATTGTGCCAGTTGCAACTCAGTTTGCGCGAGGGAAATACGCTGAGTCTGTGAAAAAATGTTGGGATCAGCAACTGGCAATATATCTACCCTATCATCAAAGTCTGTTTGTTTAATCATTCTTTGACCCCCAACTACATCATACGGATATTCCGGTGGTAGATATAACTTGAATACTCTAGCTAGTAATCTAAATTCTTGTTTAAGAGCAGAGTAAATTCTTTTGTGAATAGCTGACATTGTTCTACTTCCACGTTCTAATAACGCAACTGTAGTTCCAACTGCTGCCTGTTGATTACCATCACCAACTTGTAAATCTGCAATCGATGCAAATCTTTGTCCTGCTTGAACAACAATACCCATCAAGTTTAATAATGTAGCTGATGGTTCTTTAAATGGTAACATCATAAATGAATCTCTTAAATTACCACCTGGTGCATCTACATCTCTAAATTCACCTGGTTGAATTGATTGTGCATCATCTCTAATTCTAATACCACGCATTTTAAATCCTGCAGGTAAGTTAGATAAAGTTCCTGCATCTAACAATTGTCTTAATGCAGAAGTTGCAGTTCTGGATAATCCACCAATCATGTGAATTAAACCAAAGCCATAAAAACCTAGACCTGGTAAAAATTTAAAGTGTACAAAATAATTAATTTTATTTTTCTTTGCATCACCTACTTCATAGTTTCTTCTAATAGATAAAACTTCTCTTGAATTTTCTTCTAATGTTACAATGTATGGAACTTTAATTCCTGATGGTTCCTCAGTCTCTTGATTTATGTCTTCGAAACCTTCCAAGTCTAAATCAATATGACATTCTAATAATGTATAAACATCTTCGTTTGCAGTTCTTGTTACTCCTTCAAGTTCTCTTTCTTTTTTTTCAACTTCAGTTTCTTTGTCTCCAGGTTTTCCAATTTCTATATCTTTATAAAAACCTGCAACTTGTTGTTTTCTTAAATCGTTTTCAGAAATTTTTACACGATGAATAATTGCTTCCGCATCGTCTAATGAGGTAGCTGTGTACGGAACAATTAAATCATCTGCAGGAACAAATTTACTTACGGCTCTTTGTTCCATATCGTCATAGTAGACTTTTTTAAAAGCAGAACCTGCTAATGGTAAGTTAAATAATAACTGATCAAAATCTGGTTCGTACTCTCTCATTTTTTCCATTAACTCGTAGTTCATGAAATCTTTTACTCTAGTTGCTTGTTGCGTTTTTTCTGGAGTTGATACACCTACCGTTTGTGTTCTAACTGGTCCATTCGCTGGCAATAATTCTTTGTAAGCTAAAGCTTGAAACTGTGTAAC